CAATGAGCAAGAGCGCGATCCACGCCGCCGTTCCGGCGGCCCAGGTGAACGTCCAGTGCATCAATGCACAGATGGCCCACACGGCGGCGCAGGTAACGCCCCACGAGATGCCCAGAAGAGCGGCAAACGCGATGATGATCGACAGTGCTTCACCCATTGTTCCGCACCCCCTTTGCGTCGGACTCAGCTGCCCGTGCCGCTGAGTCCGCGCACCACTTGCCCGCCGGGGCGGTCTTGCGGGTGTCTTCCTGGGCTGCTGCAGCTTCGTCCCCTTCCAGCAGCTGCTTCAAATCCTCCTGCATCCAGTGGTAAATGCTGGCCTTCTCCGAAGCGTTTTCCTCTTCTTTGGTAAGCGTCTTGCCGAGCATAGTGCGAAATGCACCTCCAGCGACATTAACCATAGCCTGCTGCTCCAACTCGTTGTACTTGCCGATGAGCTTGCAAATTTTATCTCGCATCGTAAATTTCATGTTACGCACCCCTTTCAAACGTGGTTTGTTCCACATTCTCTTTGTGGTCGATGCTGGGCGTCAGGCCAATGGCCTTGAGCTGCTCATAAATGAACCGCTGGCCCGCTTCCGTCCAAACGGTGGTGTTTGGCGTGGTGATCTTTCCACTGTTGTGCTCAAACGGACGGCCTTTGCGGTTTTTGGTGTAACCTTTGCCGCTATACTTTGCGTATAACACCCACTGCCCGTCGCTGTTCTTCCACTGGATTTTCAGCCCGTGCAGGATGCTGTTCAGCTTCTCGCCGCTCATGCCGTAATCCTTTGCAATGCTGGTAGCCGTCCGGCAGTTATCGCCAATGCAAACGGCCCTGGCATACTCTGCATCTGGCTTCAGGTCGCTGTTCTCAGCCAAAAGCTGTTTGTTTACGGCCTTGAGCTGGTCGTTCTGCTTCTGGGCGATAAGCACCGCCCGGCGCATGACCGCTTCCGGGCTGTTCCACTGCGCCTCCACGGCCAAGAAATACTGCCGGGCCCGCTTTCCTCGTTCGTTTCGCTGGATCATGCAGAGCTCTTTGGCCATTGGGATGGTAAGTTGGTGGTCGGTGCTTGGACGGCCACCAAGGGGGTTTTGGACATTTTTGTCCAAAACCTCTGCATAGTCCTCGCCTTCGGTAAAGCCGTACTCGGTCATCCGGCCAAACCATTTGGCGTATGGTGTCTCAATCTTGAGAAAGTCGTGCAGCTCCCGGCCACTCACCGTTGGGCGTTCCGGGTTGTCGTAGCTGACAGGAATCAGCGATTTTAACTCATCCATGCTTTCACCTCCCATCACGCTGCCCCGTCCTGCTGGTTCTGGCGGTCGTTCTTGCGAACGGCGGCCATTCCCATTCCCATCCAGAGCAAGGTCTGTTTGTCGCGCGGATCCAACGAGTCAAACAGCTCGTTTACCAGCGCGTCCGCAGCGTGGGCTCCGTCGATGGGGATGCTGTACCGCTCTGCTGCCAGATCGGTGCGGTTCTTCTTTGCCTTTGCCATAAAATCAACTCCTTCTGTGGGTGGCTCCCACGACCATTTTCGTGACGTGACGAAAATGGTTTCGACCTTTGCCGGAGGTCATCATCAGGTGGGGTTGACATTAGCGTAGGCCAGCTTTGCGGCTCTCAGGGTCTGGAACATCTCAATGACATCATCAATGTACCGACCTCCTACATCACCATACACGCACCATCGCCAGCACCAGCGGCCATTGATACGAACTTCCCGTTGCCGGATGTAGCACTTACCGTCCTCACGGACATATCTATCGGAATCCTTAAACCACCTCATTGTTCAGCCCTCCTTATTCTTTGACCTCGCACACGTCGGTCACTTCGTAGACATCCAGACCGTGCCCGGTCTCGTCGATCAGCCGCTGCACTGCCACGTTCCGGGCATCCACCGGGTCCTCAGCAAGGACCTCATAGCAGTCCCAGAACCTATCAGCCGTGTTGTAGACGTACACCTTATAGCGTTTCATGATTCAAACCTCCTTCTCTCAAGCCTGAAATGCCGGGCACACAGTGCCGCGGAAGTGGGTGAGGCGGATCGCGTGCTTCAGCTCCTTCTCGCTCATGCAAGCGGTCTGGAGCTGGCTGACGAACTTGATCGCCCACCACAGGCCCTGCACCGTCTGGCGGTCAAGCACCGCACGGCGCTCGGCGTCGGTCTGGGCGGCGTTGTACCGCTTGAGGGTGTTATTGCAATCTGCGGCGAAGTTTGCCGGGATGTTGATAGAAAGTGCATTCATGTTTTTGTCCTCCTGTTTGCTTTCGCTTGCTAACCTTGTGAGATTAGTATAGCACACACAGTTAGATTTTGCAAGCATTTTTTCGGATTTTTTTCAAAAATAAGTTGACATAGTTAGAATTTTGCACTATAATATGAAGCGTAAGGAGGGCAAGTAAATGAACGAACGAATCGCGCTTGTCCGCAAGAGCTTAGGCCTTACGCAAGAGAAGTTTGCAGAGCAAATAGGTCTGTCCCGTAACTTTATGTGGATGATCGAAAGCGGCACGCGAGTCCCCAGCGACCGAACGATCTCCGACATCTGCCGCGAGTTTAACGTCAATGAGACGTGGCTGCGCACGGGTGAAGGGGAGATGTTCAACCAGATCACCCAATCGGAAAAGCTTGCAGCGTTCCTCGCCGACATTACGGCGGATGAGGGAGACGACTTCAAGCGTCGATTTGTGGAGATGCTGGCAGAGCTGGAGCCCGAGGACTGGAAGCTTTTGGAGCGGATGGCTGAAAAGCTGCAAAAAAAAGAGGGAAACCCGTAAGGGTTCCCCTTCTTTTGCTACCTTGATTTATTTTATCAGCCTGCTGGCATACACCCAGATCAGGCGCAGCTTGCGCGGATCTGCCTTCTCTAGCAGTTTGGTGATTGCGTCAATGTAGCTTTGCCGGTCTGTGGTGTTCATTCTGATTCCTCCTATTTATAGATGCTGAATTTAATATGTGTGAGGTGGTTCCCGTGATATGGAATGTTGGATTTCGGAAAAATATCACGCGGGTTATCAATGCGGTATTTAAGAAAAAGGACGCTGCAGAAGAATCGCAGCCATTGAAGGTAGAACGACCAAACAGTATTTGGTGCGAAAATCCTCAACCAGTTGTTTTAATTGACCCTGATACAGGGGAGGAATTTGCTGATTTCCCGGAGCACTCGATTCCTGACAGGATTCGCCAAATTTTAGATTCTTTTTTGATAATAGAAAGAACCTCTGACGTTGACACTTTGTTTTCCAGGTATGACTTTATACTTCAAAGCCTTGAGGAGCTAATCAAATATGAAAAAATAGGTTTCGGATTTGATTTTAGTCCCAAAGAACTTTATGACATGATGAAACTTTATCTGTCGGATTTGTTTGAAGTAGTTGTTGAAAATTCATATATCAAGGAACTAGAAAAGCTACTGTCTCTAAAAACTCAAAAGGGAAAACAATCTTCAATTGAGAAGTGGAGAGATTCTTTTTCATCTGACCGCATTACATATTCTATGATGGGGTATGTAACAATTCGATTTGATAAAATGCAAAAGTTGATTGGATGTAAAGAGGTGTAATCATGGCATATACATGTCCTGTCTGCGGCGGCAAGCTGGGCTTGCTGAACCGGGAGAAGAGCGCTGACGGCCTGATCTGCGCCGGATGCAGTAACTTTTTCTTTTCAAAATTGGGCATCCGGGCAGCAAAGCAACCGACAGCCGCCCTTGCTGATTACTGGGCTACATTGGAAGGCCGCCGCAAGGCGTTCAAGGAGACCGATTCCATTTATGATGGAGATGCGCTTTTTGTGTCCATCGACAAGGCAAACAGCCTGTTTTGCTTTGGGCATCGCGGCGGTGATAAAGGCCCTCGCATGATCTACAGCTTTGATGAAGTCGCCGGTTATGAATCTGACGCGCCAGACGATCTGACAGTGACAGAGACCAAGGGCGGCATCGGCCGGGCCGTGATCGGTGCAGCTGTTGCTGGTCCTGTGGGCGCAATCGTGGGCGCTGCCACTGCCAAAACAGAGACCCGCAAGGGTCGCAGTAAGGAGAGCGTATCTATCCACTTTGTGCTTCCGCTGGGCGAAAGCGGCTTGCCGACAACGGTTTATCCCGGCGGAATGACTGCGTTTCTCAAGAGTTGCAAAGGCTCTTCAGAACAGCCGCGGGGCACCGCTTCGGCTGCCCCCAGCTCCGCCGATGAACTTTTGAAGTTTAAGCAGCTACTGGATATGGGGGCCATCACGGAAGCGGAGTACAACGCAAAGAAATCTCAGCTGCTTGGCCTGTAAACCTGTTCACAACCATATTATAAAACCTCCGGTTGTTGTCGTCGATCCTCATTCGTTCCCTTTTTTCAGCGGAAAAATACGCTGAAAAATGTGAATTTGCGCTGACATTTCAGCTTATTCGCAGTTGCAAGGTTGCTGCAAATTTTGCAACAAGTCAGCCGCCAGCGCCCCGCCGGGCTCACAGGCGGCGTTACGAAGGGCTTGCACCTCCGGCAGGGCCTTATCTTGAATGTAAGCGCGAGCAAGGCGCTGCTGCTCCGGGGTCATATCCAAATAGCAGGCCAGCAGGGCACGGGCATGGGTGCGAAAGTGTGACAGATTTTTCATAACTCATTCCTCCCAAGGTGCAGGGGTGCGTTCGGTGCCGGTCAGGATGCTGGCAGGCATTCCGTCGATGATGGTCATTTCGACTTCTTTACTGCTTCTTTGCTCAAAATCCATTTTGCGTTTCTCCTTTCTTTTGTGCACGTCTACGATTTATAATCCAGATTTTACCATGCGCCGTTGGAAAACAAAATACGGATAAAATTTGTCGAATGGCGCAGACTTTTTCTGCGCCATTTTTTGTTAAAAACACACTGGTTTTATGGGGGTGAAAGTATGAGTTATTTTACAGCGAGCCAAATCGGAAAGGCACTTGCAAAAACGCGGGTGTCTGCTGGCCTGAGCCAAGCGGAGATTGCAAGGCGCATCGAAAAAGGAGAGCGCACCGTGCAGAGCTGGGAAAAAGGATGCACCAGCCCGGACAGTGACGAGATCATGGACTGGTGCACGGCGTGTGGCGTGTCGCCCATCACGGTGTTCATGGAGATGACCCACCCGGATCTGTACAAAGTGCCGGATGACGGCAAGGCGGACGATGAGCTAAACGCGGAGTTGCGCCGTATCGTGGTAAAACTGCCGCCGCTGACAAAAAGGCTGCTTCTCTTCATACTGAAAGGCAGTCACGGCAGCAGCCCGCCTGCTGTCATATCGGAGATAGCTGCAAATTTGCACTGCCCGCTCAATAACCGGGTCAGCATATGCGGAACAATCATCGACCAATACAACTTTGCCCAGAGCATGGGATTAGACCCATGCCCGGACGCTCCGCACCCTCCCATTGACGACCTGAAGATCAACTACAAGGCCGGAAGGGCCGCTGCTGAAAATGGCGCATTCGGATATATCGGGCAGAAAAAGGAGTAAGCCATGAAATGCGTGAGACCATGCTGCCGGAAGGAGATTCCGGATGGTGCTTCTTTTTGTCCGTGGTGCGGGAAGAAGCAGCCGGAAGCCGCCCCGCAGCAAAGAAAAAAGCGCCGCCGTCCAAAGGGCAGCGGCACAGTGTGCCCTTGTGTATAGAGGTAGATTTTATGAAAAAACGGGTCAACACGGCATTTTGGGTGGAAAAGGAAAAGCGCTGGTGCATTGCGGTGCAGAAGAACGGCACCCGCAAGCGGTTTTACAGCAGCACGCCGGGTCGCACCGGCCAGCGTGAAGCAAACGCAAAAGCGGATGCATGGCTTGATGATAGCATCCGGGACGGCAAGAAGAAAGTGGCCACGCTCTATGCCGAGTGGGTGGAAGAACTGAAGCTGACCTGCGGCACGTCCTATGTGACCCAGTGCGACAAATACGGCGAATACTACATCCTCCCGGTGTGTGGGAACATTCGCATTGACGAGCTGACCGAGGGCGATCTGCAAAAGGCAATTGACATGTCTTTCAAAAAGCGCTGTCTCAAAAAAGGGGGCAAGCGCACGAGTGATAAACCTCTGAGCCGCAAAACCCTTATGACGATTCGGTCAACCGAAGCCAGCTTTGTCAAGTGGTGCAGGAAAAATCGGTACACCACCCTGTTCCCGGAGCTATCCATTCCTAAGAACGCAAGGTTTGGAGAAAAGACCATTTTGCAGCCCCACGCGCTGAAAACGCTTTTTGACGTTGACACCCGCTTGTGGTACGGTAAAAGGATTTTTGATGATTATATCTATGCCTACCGTTTTGCTGTATCAACCGGCGTGCGACCCGGTGAGCTGGTCGGCCTGTGGTATGGTGACGTAAAGGGGAACACGGTCAATCTGCGCCGCAGCATCAATGTACAGGGCGAAGTGACCACCGGCAAAAACCAGAATGCAGTACGCTCTTTTGACATGGGTAAGGAAGCACGAGAAGCGTATGAAGCTCAGGTGGCATACCTGAAAGCAACAGGCGTACAGTTGAACTACAACACGCCCTTGTTCCAAATCCCATGCCAGCGATCTCTTGTGAAGCGCTGGGAAAAGTACCAGAAATCCAACAACATTGATCCAATGGTAACGCTGTATGAACTGCGGCACACCTTTGTCAGTGTCGAATCTAGCGTCCTGACTGACAGCCAGCTGAAGATGCTCGTGGGCCATAGCAAGAACATGGACACATCCGGTGTATACCGGCATGAATTGCAGGGTCAGCGAGAAGATTTGGCGGCTGCAACGACCGCCGCATTCAGGAAGGCTCAAGGGTGATTCTGGTAACACATTTGGTAACACTCTTTTTTCTAAATGTCAAAAAACGAATCGGGCATAACCCAACAAAGCCGCATTATTTCTACGCTCTTTCGCGCATCCCAGATGCATTTTTGACGACAAACAATCATTTTTTGTTGTTCGATTCCCATTGCCCGCTCCATGCAAAAAGAACGTCATTTCGTTGAGAATTGACGTTCTTTTCTTTATCATGGTAACATTTTTGGTAACACACCGATGAAAAACAGATTTATAAACGCAAAAGCAGCCCCGAGGAACCGTCAGGCTTCCCGGGGCTGCTGCTATGTATGGCTGTTTTGGGCTGGGCGACTTACTTTCCCTGTGCCTTTAGCTTGTCGTGGGTCTGGTCTGCCTGAAGGGCTGCGGGGTGAAGCTATTGTTCTTCCACCACGAGATCAGCGCGGCCACGGTGGTGATGCCGGCGGTGGTCACTCAGACAAAGAGGCAATCTTCCGCATTACGAGCTCATACTCTTTCGGGTACACCAGCTTTATTGCCTTCATGTGCTCATCAAGCACCTGCATCAAACCGCCGAAAGGAACAGAGCTGGCAGCCGCCACAAAGTCGCTTTGTGGTTCCGCTGCTGTGGAGTACGCCGCCCGGTAATCCGTGGGCGGCAATGACTGGATCTGCGTTTCAGGTGCGTGCGCTTCTTCCAGCTCGTCCCGAACAGTGCAGAGGGCGGCAAGTTTGTTGACACTCTGCCAGCTGGTTTCCTCGCACTTGAGCTTGCGGATGTGCTCATTGATCTCGTCAATGTCCATGCCTGCCGCCCCCTTTCTTATGCGTTCCGCAGGATGTCTGCCGCCCGCTTGTAGGCGTCCCGCTCTGCCCCGGTGGCGTCCTGCATCATTTCCTCGATGTCGGAGATCATACGCTCGCGGCCATCGGAGCGGGAGTAATGCCCGCGCACATAGTGACGGCCACGGTTGGCGTAGCTGTTGCCCCGGTTGTAACCGTTTCCGGCATCACGGCCGAAGGTTCCGCGCATATCGGCTTCCCACTCGCCTGTACGGCTGTACTCGCCGTCCTCGCAGTAATCCTCAATGCGGTGAATGTCCAAAATGATGTCCACGATCTCGCCGATCATTTCAACATCACCCGGGGAACGGTTCTTTTTGTCGGTCAGCTCCATGAGCTCGTCGCACATTTCGTCCTTCAGGTGATTCAGTTTATCCAGCATGACTTTATCTCCTTTCTTATGCTACCCGCTCAACGATCAGATTGCTGTTTGCAATGCTGACAGCCTGCGTACTGGTGTTTTTAACCGCTACGGTCACGCAGCAGCCGCGCGGCACCTCGATGAAAGCAGCCACAAAAACGTTGAAGTAATTTTCGACTGCCGCCGGGGTGACAATGGCTGTCGCACTGGTCAGCGGCTCACCGCCGACAGCCAGCG